CATGTTACGTTTGTTACGTGGAATTAAACACGGTCTAAAGCCTAGGAAATCTAAAGAACATGGCGGTCCAGTCATAATGATAGTGTTAGGTGCACTAAAACGTAGGAAAGAAAAGAATGGCAAAAAATAAAAGTAATAGAACTAGAGTAAAATCTGTAAGACAAGATTATCGTACTGGTGGTCGTGTTGCTATGCAACGTGGTAAAATGCCACCACCCAGAAAAGACGGTAAAGCAGGTGAACCTGAACCTACTCCAACAAGAGTACCTACTCCAGCAAAAGCTCCTAGTCCAGCAAAAGCTCCTAGTCCAGCACCGGCACCTAGACCAGCACCGAGTCCTAGTGTTAAACCAAGTCCAACACCTGCTCCAGCTGAAGGAACACAAAAACCACCAATAGAAGCACCACAGCCCAGAGCAAATCAAGATAGGGTAACTACTATGCCATCACCGTCACCAAGCCCAAGAAATAATGCACAGGGTGGTATTCCGGGTGAGCCAGAGCCAAAAGGACCTCCTCCAAGCCCAACACCTGCTCCTACTCCAGCACCGACACCTAGTCCAACTCCTAGTCCGACTCCAGCACCGACACCGTCACCTACACCGTCACCTACACCGTCACCTACACCGGCACCTACACCAGCACCTACACCGGCACCTACACCTTCTCCATTAGTACCAGAAGATAGTAGAGAAGACCCTCAAGCAGAGGCACCCTTTAGTGGTTTGAAATCAGCTGCAATGGAACAAGCTCAAAGAGAAAGAGAATTTAGAGCAGCAGAAACTGGTAGAAGAATGGAAGAAATTGCTACTGGTCAAGTATCATTAGCAGATTTAGGTGCTGAAGCACAAGCAGCTCAGATAGGAGCAGCAGCAAGAGACGAACAACTTACTGGTCGTGGTGCTATGATGAGAGCAAGACCAGCTATGAAAGCAAGTGAGTACATGGCAGAAGGAGTTACTCCAGAACAAGTAGCAAGAGGAGAGGTTACTATAGGAGAAACACCAGAAGAAATACAAGCAAGTCAAATGAGAGCTGCTTTAATTACTTCTGCTCCAGAATTCGATGCTGCTACTTTAGACGAACTTTCTCCACAATCTATTGCAAAAGTAGATGAAATTAGAAAACTTTCAGGACCTGCAAAAGCTGCTGAAATATCACAGAAAGTTGCAAATGCTGCAAAAGCTACAACAGTTGATGCAGTTATCTCAGCAGGAGCTTTTGTTCCTGAAGTAGACGGAGTAGCTGCACAGATTTCAGAAACTCCACAAGCCGAAGCACAGACTCGTGAAGCATTAACAGGCGTACCAGCTACAGACGGACAAGCTGCTCAGATTATTGGAATGGTTGGTTATGAATCAGCTAAACAAAGAGCAGTTAAAGGAACCGCTGCTAAAGGTGCTGCTGCTGAAATGGTTGCACAAACCGCAGCATTACCACCAGAAATATCTGCTGCAATTGTAGAAGACCCTGCAACGGTTGAAGCACAAGTAGATACAGAGCCTGTAGAAGTACAAGCTGCTATTGCTGCATTACCTACAGAAGCTTTAGTATCATCACAAATAGAAAATTTATTAGGTGGTATGGAAAATGGAGAAATACCACTATGGGCTAAACCTGCGGTAGATGCTGTTAATCAAAACATGGCACAAAGAGGTTTAACTGCTTCAACAGTAGGCAGAGATGCATTGTTTAATGCTATTATTCAAAGTGCTTTACCAATTGCTCAAAGCAATGCTAGTGCCTTACAGCAAAGAGCCTCACAAAATCTTAGCAATGAACAACAAGCTAATTTACAACAGGCTACTCAACAACAACAATTAAGAATGCAGAACTTGGCAAACCGTCAAGAAGCTGCATCACAGACTGCACAGTTTGCCCAACAGATGGGTGTTATGCAGAGTCAGTTTGAACAACAAGCTGTAATGACTACAGCAGAACAACAGCAACAAACAAGAATGCAAAACTTGCAGAATCAACAACAAGCTGCTGTTCTTAATGCTCAAAACCAACAAGCAATGAATGCTCAAAACTTAGGCAATGAGCAACAGATTAATTTAGCAAATCTTCAAATTGAAGCTCAAGTACAAGGAGCTAACCAAGCTGCTGAAAACCAAGAGCGTTTAGCCGAGATGCAAGTAGCTGCTGACTTCTTATCTAAGAATGCTGCATTTAAACAACAAATGGAACTTGCTAACTTAACTAATGACCAACAGATGAGGTTAGCAAATCTAACGGCTCTTAATCAAGCATCATCAGAAAATCTTTCTGCTGCTCAACAGACTGAATTAAGCAATCTTAATACTCGTATGAATATGAATATTAAAAATGCTGAATTAGCTCAACAGATGGGTATAGCAAATCTTAATGTTGCTCAACAAAGAGCCATGACCAACGCTAACATGGTTGCTAACATGGACATGGCTAAGTTTAACAATGCACAGCAAGTAGAGTTAGCTAACAGTAAGTTTATGCAGACTGTAACATTGTCAAACTTTAATGCTGAACAACAAGCTGTTATGCAGAATGCTACAGCTTTGGCTCAGTTAGATTTGGCTACATTAGACCAAAGGACAAGATTAGCAGCACAAAATGCTCAAGCATTCTTACAGATGGATATGGCTAATCTTAGCAATCAACAACAGGCTACTATGTTAAAAGCTCAACAAGAGCAACAAAGACTATTAAGTAATCAGGCATCTGAAAATGCTTCAAGACAATTTAATGCAACAAGTGAAAATCAAACTAATCAGTTTATGACAAATCTTGCAGCTCAAATTGAAATGGACAATGCTAGAAGAAGTGATGCTATGTCTCAGTTTAATGCTAACCAGTCTAATGCTGCTGAAGCAAGAAGAGCACAAAGAGATACTGATATATCAAAGTTTAATTCTCAATTAGCTGCAAGTATTGACCAGTTTACTCAACAACAACAATTTGCTAGAGACCAATTTAATGCTCAAAATGCTTTAGTTATTGAACAATCTAATGTACAATGGAGAAGAGAAATAACAAAAATGGACACCGCAGCACAGCAGCAAGTCAATATGGTAAATGCTCAAAATGCTTTTGGTATGACACAGTCTGCTCAAGCACAACTGTGGCAAGAAATGAGAGATGAGTTTGATTATATCTGGAAGTCTGCTGAGAATGCTGCAAACCGTGAAACTAATATTGCAGTGGCTGGTATGAGTGGAGAACACTCTGCATTAAAAAATTCTAGCAACATGGATAGATTAGAAGCTTTCTTAAAATTATTTGGATAGGATAAAACAATATGGGAATTTTAAGTAAAATAGGAAAAGGAATTAAATCTGCTTTTAAAAGTACTTTTAAGCGTATTAAAAAATTAGTAAAACCAATTGGAAGTGCACTTAAAAAAGGACTTGGAGAAGTTGGAGAATTCTTTGGAAAACTTGGACCTATAGGAACTCTGGCATTGACGTTGATGCTGCCGGGTCTGGGGGCTGCATGGGCTAGTTTTGGCTCGTGGGCTTCTGGATTGACAGGAGCTTTAGCACCTGTTATGCAGGGTGTGGCAGCTGCTGGTAATGCTATTGGTTCTGTTTATTCTTCTGTAACAGGAATGATTGGTGATGTTGTTGGTAAAATTGCTGGTAACACTATTGGTAAAATTCCTGTTGGCGGTGGTAAAAATCTTACTGATGTATATAAAGGTTTTACCCAATGGGTAGGAAATAAAATGGATGATGTTAGAATGAAAATGGGATTACCTACATCTAACATTACTCCTGATACTGCTATTAAAGATGCAGAAAGCCTAGGTAGTGCAGATAATATTAAAAACATTGAAGGAAACTTTAAAGGCTCTCCAGAAATTATAGGAGATATGCAAGTCACCACACAAAGAGATGCACTTCTTGCTCCTTCTACAGACTTTAAAGCTAATCTTAATGTTAGTACTCCAGAACCTGCTGTTGGAGTTAGTTCTATTACAGAAGTTGCTGGTAAAGACCCAATGAGTCAGAAGATGCTTCAAATGAATCAAACAGACTGGGATAAAATAGGTATTGACCCATTTGTAGATAGAGACTTTACTAATGTAGAATTAAGAAAAATTGAAGACTATGTTATTCCATCTGCTGAAGAAGCAGGTCTGGATACTTTCTTTTCTCCAACTAAATATCAAGTAGCTAAACCAACAATGAAACCTGCTGCTGAACTATATGATGCATTAGATGAAAGTCTTCTTAGGACAAGTGGACAAACAACAGATGTTATTGTAGGTTTTGAAAAATCAACAGATAGAATTGGACAAGTAGACATAACAAACTTAAAACCAGTTTATAAGCCTGTTCCTACAGCAACACTTACACCTGACCAAATTAAATTAAATAATAGATTAAATACTTACAATAACTATTTGGCTCAACAAAATTCAGCAATCTATAAAGAAAGTTTAATTCCTAGTGTTGACCCTGTAACTGGTAAAACTAAAAATATTGTTAATCCTGAATTTGGAGATAGAGATTTATTAGCTATGCAAACTAAAAAACTTGCTACTATAGCTGGTGGGGTTTCTACAATAGCTGGTGAGCCACAAGATATGGAAGGCGTAGGAACAAGTGTACCATATAGCCAATTAGAATTATCAACAGACATTTCTACACAAAACGATTATACAAAAGCTTATGGTTCTTCTTATGCTCAAGCAGGTTATCAAGGACCAAACACTTTTGAAGGTTTTGCTAGTGCAGGATTTTATGGTGCTGACCCATATTCGTTTGCAGAATATATGGCTACAAGAAGACCTGTTGTTTCTCCACAACCAACAGTAGTAATTTAAAGGAAATATTATGAGAGGTATTAACGAGCAAAACGCAGAACGTTTTATAAACTATAGTGGTCCTGTTCCCGGTCAAAGTTTAACTAACAACCCTGACCAAAAATATGCATGGGAACAAGCACCTGAGTTTGTTAATAGAAGAGATGCGGAACTTTTTATATTAGAAGAGCTAACTGAAAAAGATAAATTTATAGCAATTACTGATATGATTTCAGAAGGAATGCCTCTTGATATTATTACTAGAACTTATTTAATGAGTGGTTATTCTAGAGGTTTATGGGATGTTGATTTGATGATGTTGCTTATTGAACCAACTGCTTTTATTCTTATGGCTCTTGCAGAAAAAGTAGGGCTTGAATATGAGCTTTATGCTGGAGAATCAGAAGAAGACGGACAAGAACTCCCCGAAGAACAAGAAAAATATATTTCTAAGACTGTTGATATTGTTAAAAAGAGAATTGAAAAAATAGGAAATAAACCACTTGAGACTATTAAGTCAACTAACAAAGAGCTTGTAGAAAGAATAGAAGCTATACCAGAAGAAACTGTACAAGAAGTAAAAGGTTTATTAGCTAGACCAGATACAATGGAACAACCAAAAAGTTTATTAGAGGCAAAATAATGGCATCACCATATACAAAAGATATAACTAAATCCGCAATTTATAGAAAGGTTACTGGGCAAAGTGAAAAGCCTATTGACCAATTCTTGGAAGGAATGAAAGTTTTAAAAAACTATGGTAAAGATAAAATTGCAGAAAACATGCAACTTTTAAAAGACGAGAAAGTTTTTGAAATACAGAAAAAGAAAAATATTCTAAGAAATCTAAACGAGATAAGTAAAATACAAGATACTATTAATTCACAATATAAAGGCGATACATATCTTTGGGCATTAGATTATGCAAAGCAGGGTGTATCAAATGATGTATTTTCTAAATTTCCATTGCAAGATATACAAGATAATAAGCTAGATGTTCAATATCCAGATGAAGCTTATGGAGAGTTTTTACCACAACGAGCAAAAAATATTCAAACAAGATTTAATAATATTGTAACTAAACTTGACAAAGCTGGGTTACCTTATAAAGACTTAGAAGCTGGTGAACAAATGATTGATAAAGTTTACGATAATGCTATTACAGAACTTACTAATGCTAATAAGTATGATGTCTTTAAAGGTCTTGGTAGTTTTGTTAGTGGGCAAGGTTTAAATTATGTAAGTCCACAAGATTTAAAAAAGCAATTTGATTCAAATATCAGAGGTTCGAGACTGTCTGAACTTGAAGAAATTAATAATGAATTTAAGGCTATGTATAATCTAGACCCTAATCTTGCAGATAAATATAAGCAGATTGTTAAGACAGCAGATATTAGAAGAGATGTTAAAACAAATTTATCTGAAATTAAACAAGGTAAAAGATTTAATCCTAAAACAGGACAAGAAGAAACCTATAGCTATATAGACTATTCTGTTTCTTATACTGATGCTATTGGAGATTTAAAAGTTAAAGGTGGTCAGCACATTATTCCAGACAGCCAAGTTGTAAATTTTAAACCGGGTGATGTAAGTAAAGATATTATTTATCAAAGCTTAGTTACTAATGACGGGTTAAATCGTTATAATCAATTAAGACAAGAAGGTTATTTACCAGCTTACGCATGGGCTGCTATAGAACCTGAACAAAAGAAACCATTAAGTGCTTTAGAAACAAAACAACTTAAAGCATCTTCAATGCCTACTTTAATTAAAGCATTTTCACAACATCAAGAAGATTACTACTTTAATGTGGACCCTTTAACACGAGAAAAAACATTAAAGCCAGAAGTACAAAACTATTTACAGACAGGACAAGCAAAACCTTCATATTACTATGATAACTTTGATTCTTATGTTCAACAGTTCTTCCCAATTGATGAAACAATTAATGAAAGCAATGTAACTCGGTCAGGAGTGTTAACATTTAATAAATCATTATCTAATGAAGAAAGCTTTCAAAACTTTATTAAGAGTCAAGATGGACAAGATACTATTATAGAATTTAAAAAGACTGTAATACCTTCAGAGTCTTTTGAAAAAACATTAGAAATAGAGTTTATGGATAAAGACTTTTCTAGAGTTGATAGCGAAGGAAACTATTTCCCAATGAAAGAAAATAGACCATACGTTGATGAAGAGATTTTAAATGCTATGGGATTAACTGCTATTCAAGGTGGTTATGATGTTGGATACAATGTACAATCAAAAGAATTAATATTTAAACCAAGACAAGAAAATAATCTAAGACCAGCAGGTGGACAAGGAACAACAATACTTGACGAGACTGGAAAACAAGTAAGTGTTATGAGTGCTATAAATGAAATACCTGTTGTAGGAGATATTACAGAATTTATGTTTGGTGATGAATTAGACCTTACAGATTTATTCTGGGTTATACCCGGAGGAGTTGGAATACGTTTAGGCGTTAAAGGTTTAGGAAAACTAACATCAAAAACTTTAAGCATGTTTGATGAGAAACTTGGAAAAGCTGCAATTAAGTCCGGGCTTGACCCATTCAAGTTTGGTAAGGTTTCTCCAAGTGGTAAATCAGTACCAATCAAATCTGTTGGTGAGGGTATTAGACAAGAGACAGGAAAACTATTAATAGGAAAAACAAAAACTGGTAAGCTAGTTAGACTATCTACAGCAGGTGGTTTAATATTTGGCGGTGAAGAAGATACTGAGGAGTAATAATGCCTCTTAAACCCAAATTTGACAATCCTAATTTTGTTGTTGATGATGACACTTTAGACCCTAATGAAGCATTACGTTATGCTATGAAGATGGGAATGAGTGATTCTCTTCGTGGCATACAGCAAATGTTTGGGAAAGTCACAGGTCAAGAAGACCTTTTAGAAAAACTTAAAGAAAAAGACCAAAAGCTTAAAACCATATTGGAACATCCAGAATATGGTAAACAAGCAACACAAGCCTATCTAGGTTCAGCAATTGCCTTAGACCCTATTGGTTGGGTTCCTTTCGTTGGATGGGCTAAAAAAGCAAAAACATTAGCAGATGCTACTAAGTATGGGGCAGGAATGGGTGCTGCTTATGGTACTATGGCATATGTTGGAGAAGGCGAAAGCAGAGCTTTAAATGCAGTAGCCGGTGCTACAGCTGGTGGTTTGCTTGGTCTTGGTGGTGGAGCAGTAGCCAATGCTGTTGGTAAAGCTTTAGGTAAAGCTCCTCCGATGCCGTCAGTAAAAGATAGACAAAGAAAGTTTATTGAAGACGAAGTATTATTAACTAAACAAGATAGAGTACCTACTCAAGCCGAACTTGATGATATTACTAATAGAGCCTTAGAAGAGTTACAAAAACAAAAGCCAGAAAAAATAACACAAAATATACAAAACTATTATACCAATGTAGCTGGTGAAAAAATTTGGAATACAGCTGTACAAAACTGGGGTGCTGGTTTAGTAGGAGTTGCATCAGGAGTTGGTGGATATAATGCATTCAATGACCCTGATTCTACAGAAGCTGAAAAAGTTATGGCTGGATTATTATTTGCTTTAGGTGGCGTAGGAGCTACAAAAGCTATTGGTAAACTTTCTATACAAGATAAAACATTAGATGAAATTGTTTCAGCAGGTATTGTAGATAACTATGGCTTACCCAAAAAATATGTAGACCTAAAACAAAAAACTTATGGTGATGTAAACACTATCTCAGACAATCTTGTAAGAGTTGTCAAAAAAACAGCAATGCTTCCTATGTCAGAACGAAAAGCTTTATATGGTATGATGACTGGAGAAGTAGATGCAGTACCAGACCTAGTAGGTTTTTCAAAAGAATCTAGAAATCTTTTTAAAGAAATAGGACAAGAACTTGTTGATGCAGGACTTTTAAGTGAAAAAGTTTATAGAAAAAATGCAGAAACATATCTTCACAGAACTTATTTAAAACACGTTGTCAATCAAGGCGACAAGAATGCTTATAACGCAGCCCGTGAAATAAAACTTATTGGTGATGAATTTAGAAGACGTGGTCAAAAACTAGATAAAACTATCACATATAAAACATTAGCAAGTAGTAAAAATCCTAACAGTAAATTGTTTGGTCGTTATGACGAATACGAAGTAGAACCAATTAGGTTGTTTGTTTCTAAAAATCAATACAACAAAATACAAGAAAGAATTAAAAAGAAACAAAGAAAAACATTAGAAACATATAAGTTAAATAATAAAGTTACTGATGTTAGAGACTGGAAAGTCGTTGATGAAGATGCCGACAGTGTACTTCTAGAAAGTATTAAAAAAGTAAATCTTAGAAGAGATTATACAAAAGAAGAAAGACAAGCCCTTGGAGAAATAGAAGATGCTGCTTTTGCTATTGCAGAAACAGGACGTTTAATGACCAATGATTTAGCTGTATATAAACTCTATAGTAATTTATCAAAAGAATCTGATTTATCTATATCAAAACTAGCATATGAAAATAAAGTTAATAAAGGAGAAGTATTACCTGAAGAGTGGGTAGAGGTGCCAACTGATTCTATTAGTGCTTTACCTAAGGTAGATGGAGAACCTATCAAAAGATATGGAGAACTTGCAGGTAAATATGTACCAAAAGAAATTTATGATGATTTAACCAAGATACAAAACTTACGTAATTCTGGTGGTACAATCGAAAGAAACTACTTAGCCATGAATAGACTTTGGAAGAAAACAAAGACTGCATGGAACCCTGTAGTACACGTTAACAACACAGTCTCTAATGTTATCTTGTATGACCTAGCTGATGCTTCGTATAAATTTTTACCTAGAGGATTTACAGAGCTTAGAAAAGGTTTAGAAGGAGCACCAGATGCTCAACTTTATAACCTTGCAAAATCTTATGGTGTGTTTGATGTTGATATTGTTTCTAAAGAACTTACCAAAGAAACAAAATCTGTTTTAGATGAAACATTAAAGTCTTTAGCAAATGAAGCTGCCCCCGAAATTGTTAATGCTCAAAAATATTCTTTAGATACTTTTAAAGGTTTAGCAAAGAAAGGCTACGAAATGACAGCCGGAAAACTAGAAAACCTTTATCAGCTAGAAGACCAAGCATTCCGTATGGGATTGTTTATGGATAGAATTGCAAAAGGTATGAACCCAGCAGAAGCAGCAGCTGATGCTAAAAAATGGTTTATTAATTACGACATCAATGCACCTTTTATAAACTTAATGCGTAGATATCCTACACCTTTCTTATCTTATACCTATCGTGTAGTTCCTTTGTTGTCTGAAGCAGCAGTTAAAAGACCTTGGAAGTTTGCTAAGTGGTCAGCAGGAGCTTATGCATTAAATGAAGTAGGTAAAGAATTTGGTCCTGGCGATGAAGAAAAAGAAAGATTGCTAATGCGGGATGACCTTAATCAAAGAATGTTTGGTATGCCTTTCTTACCAAGAACAGCAATTAAAACTCCGTTTGCTTCAGAACGTGGTGAAGATATTCCATTGTATTTAGACGTTAAAAGATTTATTCCGGGTGGTGATGTATTCTCATTAGACCCTGAAAAAGGTATTGGTATTCCTGTACCGTTTACTGATAAATCTGTTAAGCTTCCTACAACATTATCACCAAGTTTTGGACCATTGGGTGAAATATTTATTCCTTTAATGACTGGAGTAGACCCGTTCACCTTACAAAAACTTGAAGGGCTTGGATTAGGTAACGATGATAAAGTAAAAATGCAACACATTATGAGTCGTCTTACTCCTAACATTCCAGCTACAGCTTTTACTGTCCCTGTGTTTGGACCGGAAGCTGAAAAGTATACACCATTTAGTCAATCATTTGGTTCTAAAAAGATTGTTAAAGCATTTAGACAAGCAAAAGAAGGTGCTGAATCACAATATGCTACAGACTATTCTCCTTTTGAAGCTATAATGAGTACGTTTGGTTTTAAATTACAGCCAGTAGAAATGGCTAAATTGCTTAATGTTAAAGATGCAGAGTTTAGAAGATTTTATAGTGCGGTTCGTCAGCAATTTTACAGAATATCTAGACGAGTTGTAGAAGGTCAAATATCTAGAGAAGAAGCAGAAAGTCAAATTCAAGAACTCTACAAACAATTGGATGCTAAACAAAAAGAATATACTGTATTAGGAGAAGAACTAAGAGAGCCTAGGTTTGAAGGCGGTAAAATTGATGAAAGGTATCCAGTATCCGATGTAAAAGAAAACCCATCAGAAAGAATAGACCCTTACCAACAGCAATCATACCTTAGAGAAAAGTTTGCTATAGGTGGAGAAGTTATTGGCGGTAGTACTACATTTACTCCTTTGGAGCAAGAGTTACAATATTTGCAGTCTATGTCTGAAAGTGGAGAAGCTTCAGAACTTCCAGCAGCTGACCTTTATGAAGAAGGTATTGAAAAACAAATGAATAGACTTGGTTTTAATAAGGGTGGCTTAACTCCAGACCAAAAAATGTATTTAGAGTTTTATAAACATGCTAAAGATGCAGGGGTATCTTATCCAGAAGCAGTAGCAGCACAAGCTAGTTTAGAATCAGGACACGGTCAGTCAGAGCTTACACAAAAATATAATAATCCTTTAGGCTTAAAGGTTAATAGACCAAGCGAAATTAAACAGGGTCAAAAAGCTGTACAGATGGCGACCAAAGAATTTGTTGAAGGAAAAGAAGGAGTCTATAAAGAACCATTTAGAGTATTTAATTCTTTAAAAGATTCTTTTGTAGGTTATAAAGAAAAGGTGTCTCATCCAAGATATGAAAGTATTAGACAAGCAAAAAACGCAGATGAATATTTAGTAGCTGTACAAAATTCAGGCTATGCTACTGACCCAAAATATGCAGAAAAAACTATTAACATAATGAGAAGATACGCTGCGTTATTAAATGAAGAATAATGTTATTATACACTGAAAAACAATTAGATACTGCATATAGGATAGACTGTAAAGCTAGAACAAAATCTAATTTACCTTGGGTAAAGCGTGAAGAATTTAGACCAATGTATGAAGCATTAGTAGAAGCTTTTATGTTAGCTTACGATGAGGATACCATTATCCCAAAAGAAGCTCCAGAATATTTGCTTTATGCAGTAAATGATTTATTAGAATCTACAATAACTATCGAGACTTAACATGGGGTTTCCTTTTGAAATAGTTACTATGCTTGGTTCCACTTTATTAAGTGGTCTTCTTAGTTTATGGTCTCAGCGTATGAAGGCTAAACAAGAAGAACAAAAGATGTTAATTGCTAGGGCTGAAGTACAAATCTCTGCCTTTGCAGATGCAAGGACTTATGAGAATAAAGGTTTTCAATGGACTAGAAGAATTATAGCATTGACATCTATCTTTGCAATTGTATTACTACCAAAGCTTGTACCAATATTTTATCCGGAAATATTAGTTACTGTAGGTTACACAGCTTGGAAGCCCGGTTTCTTATTCTTGACAGACGGAAAAGAAATATTTGAATGGGTTTCATTTAACGGATTAGTTATTACCCAACTAGATACCAACTTAGTATCCGCTATTATAGGGATGTATTTTGGTGGGAGCTTAGTTAAAAAATGAACAAACCAATAAACGAAAAATCATCTCTTAATATTTCTTTAAGTTATCTTATTCAAATAGGGATAGCTTTATCAGTTGCAGTATATGGATATGCTACACTTAACGAGCAAATAAATATTTTACAAATAGAAAACATGCAACTTAAAGATGATGTTAAAGAACATGCTATTTGGATTCGTGAATGGGAAACTGGTGGTATGCTACCATTGGATGTACAGCAGAACGAAAGAATAGAATTTTTACAAAAAGAATTAAACGATATTAGACAAAGAGAATACCAACGATTAAAAGAATGTGGCATTCCTGTCTCTTGATTTCTTGACAGTTACCCTCATATAGGGTACTATCAGAAACGTTCTTAGAATGGCTCTATGAGTGTTCTAAGGCTATTATAAACTTGCTTATTAAAAGGAGTATATTATGAGCAGAAATATATTGGACCTTAATGGTCTATTCACACCAACCTATGTGGGATTTGACAGACTCTTTAATGAGATGTTGAAGACACAATCTCGTGCTAAACAAGCACCAACCTATCCACCCTATAATCTTATAAAGGATGGAGAAAAATACACAATTGAAATGGCTATGGCAGGACTTACTGACAAGGACATTGATATTACTTTGGAAGAAAGAACCTTGACAATCTCTTACGAGAAATCAGAAGAGAAGATTGAGGGAGTTATTCATCAAGGACTAGCTCAACGTTCTTTTAAAAGAAGTTTTAATCTAGCCGATGATATTGAAATCCAAAAAGCAACTTTAAAGAATGGATTACTTTCTATAGAAATGGAAAGGATTATTCCTGAAGAGAAGAAGCCTGTAAAGATTAAGATATCTAAGTAGACTTTTAAAGGGGTAGTGTAATGCTACCCCAATGCATTCAAATGTCTTTGAATTTGAGCGTGTAAAGGCTCTAGCTTTTCTTTAGTAAACTTTAAAGCATTTCTAATAATATCTCTGTCACCGTTAACAAATAATTCATTTATTTTTTCTTCAGGAAACTGACTGATTTCAGTTACTAGATTATTGTTTTGGTCAATAACAAGTTTAAAACTGATGATATTTCCATCTTTTCTTTTAGACATTATTCTTCTCCACTTGTATCAAAAAACAATACTTTATCTTGTCTACCACGTAGACCTGCTTTCATATAAGATGTTGCTCTTCCTTCAAAGAAGTTTTGGTGTTCTACACCTAATACCTCATCTAACCAACCAAGAGGATTTTCTCTTTGGTCATAATTAGTCTTAAGACCAAGTTGAAGTAATCTTCTATCAGCTATATATCTATTGTAAGCATACATTTCTTTTTTAGTTAAACCTTGTATGTCTCCCATGTCAAACACTAAGTCTAAGAATTTATCTTCAAGCTTTACCATTTCTCTACAGATATCATAGATTTCTTTTTTAAATTCGTCTGTCCATATCTCACGATTCTCTTGAATAAATTCTCTAAATAATCTAGTCATGGCTTCTACATGTAGTGATTCATCACGAATAGAATAAGTAACAATCTGACCCATACCTTTCATACGTCCAAAGCGTGGAAAGTTTAATAGGATTGCAAAGCTTGAGAAGAGTTGTAGTCCTTCTGTAAAGGCTGAATAGACTGCTAAAGTTTTTGCAATACTATATTTATCACCTTTAGTTGTCTTAATAGAATTAATATATTCATGCTTGTTAGACATTTCTTCATATTCTGAAAATGCTTGATATTCTATTTCGGGCATACCAACTGTATCCAATAAAAGACTATAAGCTTGTTGATGAATAGATTCCATGTTAGCAAAAGAACCCATCATCATACGGGCTTCGGCTTTACCACCAAATAAAGGTATGTATCTGTTGTAATAACCGGCACCAACATCCACATCAGACTGTGTAAACAATCTAAAGATTTGTGTTAATAAATTTCTTTCAGCGTTAGTTAGGTCTTGCCAATCTTTTACGTCTGTATGTAAGGGAACAGACTCTGCTGCCCAATGCATTTGATTTTGTTGTACAAAGTATTCAAACATCCACGGATATTCAAACGGTTTGTATGGTATTCTTTTTGTTAATAGACTCATTTCTCTTCCTTATTATTTGGTAAATAAACATACACTTCTGCATGGCAGTTAGGGCAGCTTAGATTTGTTTCAAGTAGATAACCTTCATCGACCTCTTCAATGTCGTGGTCTCCACCCCATATTAGTTTTGTGTTACAATGCCAACAGTTCATATTATCTAAAAGGCTTGATGTCTTGTATCCAAGTTACCAAAGCCCATCTTTCTCCTTTAGTTATTGGTGTTATCTTATGCAATACATAGCTTGGAAACAACACCATGTCCCCTACTTCCATATGTACTGGTCTATCTGCTCCTTGTTTTAAAACAATCTCTCCTCCTGCACAGCTATCGGAAAGTAAAATAGATGCTGATATTTTTCTATTAGAATAAATACCATCACCTATATCAGTGTGCCAATCGTAATGGCAACCTTCTTTGTAATGTAGCAGTTGTAGATTATCAAAGATACCTGCGATATCAAATCTAAAATAATCATCGTTATAAATCTTAACAGTTTCAAAAATCATTTCAGCTAATGCCAAGTCTTCAAAGGGATAAACATCTACCTTTCTAACATCATTAACTTTAGTAGCTTCTTTATCGTTTCCGTGTACTTTGCCTTCCCACTTTTCTGTGGTGTCAGCTATTCTTTTAATCATTAAACATTCTGATTGGCTCAGAAAATTGTGAACGTTTTTAAACATCTCAGGCTTGGGATTGTTTGGTTGTTGTAAGTACATACTATCCCTCACAAGCAATGCATTCCACTTCATCAAGTTTGATACGTGGAATTTTAATGTTAACGTTCTCTGCATTACGAGCAGCATTAGACCTGAAGTAATACAACGACTTTAGTTTGGTTGCACCATACCAATGAACATCGTTCACATACTGTAAATATTTATCATGTACTTCTTGAGGCTCAGTAGCACTAGGAATAGTAAAAAATAAATTAACAGATTGTGATTGACATATAAAGTCTTGTCGCTTATATGCATGTTCAACAATCCATATCTGATTTATTTCATTGGCGGTTTTAAATACTTCCTTCTCTTCATCAGTAAGAATATCCAAGTGTTGAACAGAGCCATCCATACCTGCAATGTCTTTCCAAAGATTCTCAAGCTCTTTGCCTTTCAATCCTTTAGACTTAAGAAGCTTTTCTAAGTGTTTGTTTTTGACTTGGTACGTGCCTGAAAGAGTTTTGTGCGTATAAACATTAGCCCTGTATGGCTCAATCGAAGGAGACGTACCACTACAAATGATACTAGAAGAAGCGTTAGGAGCAACAGCCAAAAGGTGAGCATTACGCAAACCACTACCGCTAATATCAGGAGCCTCGCCACGTTCTTCAGAGAGTCTACGAGAAGCCTCCACGGATTTGTTTTTAATATGCTGAAAAGCTTGATAGTTGAAGCCCGTAGCGTAGATACTTTCAAAAGGGATGTTATTCTTTTGAAGATATGCATGGAATCCCATTGCTCCAAGACCCACTGACCTTTCTCTGTAAGCAGAGTAAGCAGACTTTGTAAAGTGTTCTTGACCTTGTTTGATATGCTTTGTAAATCTTTTGAAGTTTGCATTGTATTCTCCTAAATGTGATGTGTCAATTGCATTGTCTATAAAATGCTGGAGTACATTATCCAACATAGTTATTAAATCATCTATAAACTGTGGGTCTTTTGACCAAGTATCAAAGTGTTCTAAGTTTACACTTGACAAACAACATACTGCTGTTCTCTCTTCATTAGTAGGCAGTGTAATCTCAGAACATAAATTACTTTGTTTGATTTCTAATCCTAAATCTTTTTGTTTCTGTGGTAGAGCTTTGTTACAAGTATCTATATTAACGATATAAGGCTCACCTGTTTCAGCACGTGCATTAATTATTTGAAACCATAAGTCACGAGCATTAATAATCTTTACAGCTTCTTTAGATTTAGGGTCTATCAATCTCCAATCTAAATCATGTTGAACTGCTTTCAAAAATTCATTGTTAATGTTTACAGCGTTATGAAGATTGAGATTTTTTCTATGGATATCTCCACCTGATTCTTTTCGCATGTTGATAAACTCTTCTATCTCCGGATGCCATACATCCATGTATGCAGCATATGAACCACGTCTTGTTGTGCCTTGATTGAAGGCAATCATTTCAGAATCTACAACATGCATAAAGGGGATTGAACCAGTAGACTTACTACCGTGAGTAGTAGATACCCCATTACTACGAACATCTCCCCAATATCCACCAATACCTCCGCCTGAACTTGCCAACCAAATGTTTTCGTCATAATGAGCAGAAAGCCCAATCCGGCTGTCAGGAACATAATTGAGGAAGCAGCTAATAGGAAGCCCACGACTGGTTCCCCCGTTACTAAGTATAGGAGTGCTAAACATAAACCAACAATTGGAGCTGTAGTCATATAGTCTTTGAGCAAGTCCATAATCAGTAACACCTTTGTAGGTTGCTCCGAAGACGGAGGCTCTTGCGAAGGCTTCTTGTGCGTGTGTTTCTCTGACTTCAATTTCTCCTTGGTCATTTCTTTTCTCCCATAAGTATCTGTCTCGTAATGTATCGAGACTAAATTTATCTAGCCGAGATTCATTATCATAATTAATTTTTATACCTAAATATTCTTTAGGTCCAATTTTGTCTTCCATTAATTGTTCTCCGTGTCGTGAACATAAAGCATTATTATAGCATAATGTAATATCTTTAACAAGTCTTTTCGATTTTTGCCTTCTTTATTACCATACCTTTTAGCGTACTTCATTATATTACCCAACGAAAAGCCTTCGCCATGTCCGCTATCAATAATAACATCCGTTGCTTGATACTTATCTGATGCATAATGTTCACCATAAGTACAATCAATATAATCTGTAAGCTCTTTAATAAGTTTATCTTCATTAAATTTATAATTAATCTTTTTCATTTATCCACTCCTTGGGTAAATTATCTTCTTTATACCATGTAAATCCATTATATTCAGCCCATTCAGCATGAGTTCGCTTTGTTCCATCTTTCCTAGGTTTTGCCTGTGGCATTGGTGCATAAGGATTAGAAAAAAGAAACACTAACTCCTGAGAAGAACCCAAGTGCTTCTTAATCCATTTATATTTATTGTATTCACTGTAATCCCAAAAGCGACCCTTCGCTTCTATAAGATATTCAATGCCATTGATAGTACGAACAAAATCAGGCTCATACGTGTGTTCTACTTTATATTCGATTGATGGTCCATGATGGTTCCAAGACTTTAATATAGTAGAGTGGAGTTTATATTCCCAGTTTGAATCATATCCTTTAGGTACATCTTTCTCAACCGGTCTAACCTTTCGTGGTTTTCTATAACCCCTCATTATATTATATCGTTATATGTAATTTTGTCAATGGACTTACGCTTTAAAACATTCTTAATTTTATTTTGAAACCACCTTGGAGTGAAGGAAGAAACAAGAAGTCTGCCATTAGCAAACACATGTGTTTCTTGAGGTAAATAATTTTTATAATTTTTAATAGATAATTTTTTGGCTTCGCTTTCGATAAGCATAGTCTTTAACCAGTCTAATAAAAACTCAATAGATTTTTTCTTTATTTTCTTTGATAACTTTCTGTTCATAAAACTTCCTCAACGTTTGGTTCTTTAACTATCTCTGTAAAATATACAGGACCTTTTGCATAATTAAAAACTCTTAGTCCTTTACCATTGTTAGATTCTTTATGGCATTCAAATTTATGGGGACACCATGTACATTCTCTGGGAAGTTTCATGTTCCCGGCTTTGCCTTCAATCACAGGCTCATAACAAAAATCAGGAGGAGTTTCTTTTTTCATTAAAGCTTTAACATTTTTTATTTTATTTTTAATGTTAGGCTTTTCCATATCATCTGGAATATAAGTAACAAGTTCCCCTGTTTCTTTATTCATTACAAGAAAACCACCGTTTGATGTTTTTTCTGCTTCTTCATATCCGGCAAGTTGAGATAGATATCCAAAAGAATCATCTTGAGACAGTGTGCCTTCTTTAAATTTTTTAAAGCCATAGCCTGATGCAGTCTTTACGTCAATAACTTCTCCATCAATTTTGCAATCCATGTGTCCTTTAATTCCCAAAACAGATATTTCTTTTTGTTCTGATGTTACGGTGTGTCCTGAAAGACGAACAAAGAAAAGAATAAGAACCTCAAGTAAGTGACCATACAAAAATTTTATGTAGAGTTGTGGTGGTAAATTTTCTTGGTCTTCTGCATCCGAATGTAAATCATACCAAAGTCTACGTTCAGGCTTACCAATATTTGACATGCGAAGTTTTTCTTTATCCTCTTTATTTTGAGGGGTAGCCCAATGTCGCAATGCTTCTGCCATTTCTTTACCAAAATCTTCGTAGGTCTGTTCAGAAATAGTCAAAGGATTACCAGCTGATAATTCACCTATTACATTATAGATATCTTCTACGAGAGTATTAATCGTTTTCTTTGTCATTATCTAATTCCTTAAATGCTTTGATAACATCCGATGAAAATAATTTCTGAATGTTTACAAGGTACATTTTACTTGCTCTATGGTCACCACCCGAAACAGTTTTAAAGTAATCTAATTTATCTACAATCTTACGAAGAACATCAGTTTTGAATACTAAAGTACAATACTCATTTTCACCAATGCAAAGATTATGAAACCAATAATCAGACTCAGTGGCATTAATTCCTGATGGTTTGTTCCATGACTCGTATTCGATTGCAATGTTTCCTGTACGTTGCCACATATCTCGTTCTGATTTAACTTCAATTTTTTTGTTTGTGAACATTTCTGCAATTTTTTCTTCTCGTATTGTACCATATTCTAAATCCAAGTCAAACTTTTTTCTATCTTTTTTATTAGGTTTCATACCATCTAACTCCTTTACTATATTCTATTTCATAACGATTATATTTTTTATATTCTAATGCACAATGATGACACATTATATTAGGTACATCATGTTGTCCGTCTCCTCTATGAGACCAGTGTTCGTAAGAAACACAATAATCAGAATAAACATAGATAGTTATACCACAATTATAATTTGTAGGAATAAAAAACTGTTCCCACATTTCGCTAAATAATTCGCTTTGTCCATTATCCATTTTATCACATAGACATTTAGTGGGTTTCACTCCAATTTCCTCCTATTCTAAACTCGCCATCAAGAGGGCAACGCATATCAAAATATGTACCGGCATCAATAATACTTTGAACAGCAAGTTGCCCTACCCGATTAGCTTGACATTCTTTGACTTCAATCTGCCATTCATCATGGATGTTTGCAACAAACTTAAAGTCAATGTTACACTGCTTTAATCTTTTGTCAAGGATACACAGTGCTTTCTTCATAACAATCGCACCACCACCTTGAAGTAA